AAAACAGACTGGGATATGACCACAACAGAGCAGAAAGCACTATATCCATTGCATAGATGTTACTTTGATGAAGGAAGTTGGATATATTCATATCAACAGGACTTGATTGATGGAGTTATAAATGAAGAACAGATGAAACCAATACTTGAGTATGCAAAGACACATAAGGCTAATCCGGTTGAAAATAGGGTATTATCAAATAAATAATAAAAAATATTATTGACACCATGTATGTATATGCTATCGTACGTGGCGTCAATATTTTATTATTTGGAGGGTTGAATTTATGGCATTTACAACGGCATTGGTAAAAAAGTCAGACTTAGTAAGAGAAGCAGTTAAAAAGGGGAACTTTAAGCAGGCTCTTAAAATAGCAAAGGATTTTAGAATTAATATAACAAAGGAAGATAGAGAAAAGATGAGCAGAGCATATGAGTGCATTGTTCATCCGGACTTTTTCAAACAGATAGGAATAGATATTCCAAGAGCAATAAATGAAGGTGAGGAGGTAGTAACTAGATTATATGGTGAATGAAACTGCCTAAGCTTAATAGCCATAATGATAAGAGAGCTGAGATTGACTGAAAATAGTTGATTTTAGCTCTTTTTTGGTATGTAGGAAAGGTGGTGAGTAAACTGTGGCTAAAAAAGATTTAATCCCTGTCAGAACCAAAGAAGAAGCAAAGGCAAGAGGTAGAAATGGTGGCATCAAATCTGGAGAGGTTAGACGACAGAAAAAAAGCATGCGAGAAATGGCAAAAGCCATAATGGAAGCTACAGTTTCAAAGCAGATGGAAAATGTACGAGATACACTTTCCAGGATGGGAATTGAAGAAAATGATATGACCTATCAAGCAGCCGTTGTTGTAAGAATGATACAGAAGGCAATGGTAGACGGTGATACAGGAGCTGTAAGGGTTTTGGGAGAACTTACAGGAGAGCTTAATAAAGTAGGATATTTTAATGATGAAGATAGTAATGTAGTTGATGTGGAGTATCCTACTATCCTTATTCCAAATAACGGAAGAGATGCACCGAAACCTAATATGTTAGAGCCACAGGCAGGTCCTCAAACTATGTTTATGGCATCATCAGCGGACATAGTTATATATGGAGGTGCGGCAGGTGGTGGAAAAACCTATGCATTGTTGTTAGAAGCATTAAGACACAAGGATGTTAAAAATTTTGGCTCTGTCATATTTAGAAAAAATTACACTCAGATAACAGCAGAAGGAGGTTTATGGGATTCTAGTGTTAAGATTTTTTCCCAGGTACCTGATGCACATCAGAGGAAATCTCCTAAATTACATTGGAGATTTGATAGTGGTGCAAAGTTGACATTTGCCCATCTTGACAAGGATGAAGATTTACAAGCCTGGCAAGGTACGGAGATAGCATATTTGGGGTTTGATGAGTTGACACATTTTTCAAAACACCAATTTTTATACATGTTATCAAGAAATAGAAGTACCTGTGGTATTAAGCCTTATGTACGTGCAACCTGTAACCCTGATTCAGATAAATGGGTTGCCCAATTCATATCATGGTGGATAGATCAAGAGAGTGGATATCCTATAAAGGAACGCAGTGGTGTTATTCGGTATATGTGTGTATTAAATGATGTTATATATTGGGGAGATACGCCACAAGAGTTGGAAGAAAGACATGGAATTAATTCAAACGAATGTAAATCTGTTACTTTCATTGCAAGTAGACTTGAAGATAACAAAATATTGATGCAGTCAGACCCATCATATTTATCAAATCTTAAAGCAATGACAGAAGTGGATATGGAAAGGCTTTTATATGGTAACTGGAAGATTAAAGCACAAGCAGGAAGGTTCTTTAAGAGGGTTCAAATACCAATAGACGGCTACCTTGAAATGATTCCAGATGATGTTATTTATTGGTGTAGGGCATGGGATATTGCGGCAACATCAGAAGACGAAAACGGAAATGCCGATTATACAGCAGGAGTGTTAATTGGAAAGAGAAAAAATGGAAGATATATTGTAGCTGATGTTATCAATAAACAAATAAAAGCCGGAGAAGTTAAAATCCTTATATTAATAACAGCAATATCGGATAGGAAAAAATATGGACAGAGTTATAAAGTGAGATTTCCACAAGACCCTGGAGCAGCTGGGAAAATCGTTGCAAAACAATATTTGAATAGTCTTGCCGGTTTTAATGTTAAGGCAGAGACAGTATCAGGTAGTAAGGAATTAAGAGCTACACCATTTGCAGCTCAATGGCAGAATGGATTTGTAGACATACTTGTAGCAGATTGGAATGAAATGTATTTTAATCAGCTTGAATCGTTCCCGGAATCAAAGAATGATGACATGGTGGATGCATCTTCAGATGCATTTAATGAATTAACAAATGATAGCTTTGATATAGATTCACTACTATAAAGCTGGAAATTAGCCAAAATAAGAATAAAAATCAATGCCCTTATTTTATATACATAAATCCAAAATAAAAGGCATCTAAAGGCTGTAAATGTCAAATAAGGTGTATATAAATGAATGATAGAAAGGAGGAGTAATTGGAAGGACAGAAAAAAGATAAGCTTAATGATATTAACAGGTCAATAAGAGGTTCAGCCATTATTGATGGTAAGCAGGATAGTCTTAGACAAGATGGATATACAAACCTGTTAAATAAATATGGAACAGCTCAAGATAATTCAATGGCATATAACTACGAGCAGGAGCCTATAACAGCAGACATGGAATTGATTAGACTATATGAAGGGAACGGACTGTTTTCCAAAATTATAGATAGACCGGCAGAAGAAGCAGTTAAACATGGGCTGGATATAGATTATGGTGACGATAGTATTGCAGAATACGTGGAAGAAAGGCTTGATGATCTTGACTTTGAAGATAAGTTTGCTACAGCGGAAAAATGGGCAAGACTATATGGTGGAGCTCTTATAGTAATGTTGTGCAATGATGGTGGAAGCCTTGAAGAACCTTTAAACATTGATAATGTTACCAGTATTGAAGAACTAAGAGTATATGAGAGAGCAGTTATACAGGAAGATTATACAGGACTGTATAGGAGTTATTCACAAGAAGTATTACAAGGCGATATACCATTAGGACAACCGGAGTATTATTATGTAAATTCTATTTACGGTTCATTTAAAGTACATTACACAAGATGTTTATTATTTAGAAATGGAAGACTCCCGGAGCAAACAACAAGTTCATTGTATAGGCATTGGGGTATGCCTGAGTATGTTAAGATTAAGCAAGCGTTGAGAGAGTGTATGACATCACATTCTAATGGTACTAAGTTGCTTGAGAGGTCTGTACAAGCTATTTATAAGATGAAAAACCTTGCTACTCTATTAAGTTCAGATGAGGGAGAAGGAAAGGTACTGCAAAGATTACAGGTTATTGACATGGCAAGGGGAATCCTTAATTCTATGGCTATTGATGCAGAAGGTGAAGATTACGACTTCAAGACCTTACAGATGGCAGGGGTTAAAGATGTTATAGATACTACCTGTAATATGCTTTCAGCTGTTACTAATATTCCACAAACTATTTTGTTTGGCAGGTCTCCGGCAGGAATGAACGCTACTGGAGATAGTGACTTGGAAAACTACTACAACATGGTAGAAAACATCCAAAAGCAGAACATGAAGAAGAATATAAGAACTTTGATTGACTTGATTTTGAAGCAGGGATTCATTGAAGGTGAGATTCAGGATATTCCTAAGTTCAAGGTCAAGTTTTCCGCTTTATGGTCCCTGTCTGATACTGAAAAGGCTGATATAGAACAGAAGAAAGCACAGACTGAACATATAAAATCACAGATTGCACAGACTTATATTGATGCCGGAGTTCTGGATCCGTCAGAAGTAAGAAAGTCGCTTGCTATTAATGGAGATTTCAATATTGAAGAGTTGATTGATGAAGACGACATTGAACTTCCAGAAGATAATGGAAATGAAAGCATACCGCAGGATAAAGAGAAGAATGTTGATGACTTTGATTTTCAAATAAATAGCATGATACAGGAAGATGGTAGTTGCAATGCAGCAGCTGTTTTGGTTATTAAAGACGGGAAGATACTCTGTGCCAGTAGGAGAGATTCGGAGTTCATATGTGGTCCCGGTGGACATATTGAAGAAGGCGAGCAACCTGAAGAAGCAGCACTAAGAGAGGCACAGGAAGAGTTTAATATTGTACCCCTTAATATTCTACCCTTAGGAGTTTATAAATGCACCACAGGGCTGTATTGCAATTCTAAGCTATATTTTACAGACCAATTCAAAGGAATACCAAAAGCTGATGATATAGAAATGGTAGATGCAAGGTGGCTATCATTAGAGGAACTAAAAGATGAGCTGTTATTTCCACCATTTGCAGAATCTATATGTATGTTAGAAAATCTTTTGAAAAATAAATTGACAAAAGATTGTAATATGGATAGTCTAAATGTAGACAATATAGATGGTGGGGAAGGCAGTGGAAACTTTGGACATAAAGGTATAAAAGGTCAGCAAGGTGGAAGTGCTAAACAAGGAGGAAGCCCCAAAAAGAGTAGTTCCTCAAGTGAAAGTAAGTCGCAAAAAAATGAGACTACAAATAGTAAAAAAACTAATGAAAGCAGTTCGAAACCAAGTATATCAGGTGGAGAAAAGGAAGGCAATGTAAGTAATGGCAAAGCAATAGATAAGGAGAATGCATCAGGGGGAAATAGTGTTTCTCCGAGTTTTGTTAAAAGTAGTAAGGTACTGAACTTTAAAAGAAAAGGTTCTAAAATGGATGTTACTGAAGATGTGGTGTTTTCCCCTGTAGCGAAGCTGGTAAAAGGTAGTGAAATAACAAAAATAGTTGACTTTGCAGGTGGTAAATCAGATAAGCCGGTAAAAGTAGAGAAGTTTTTGA